TATCAAGTGATGATTACACGGCTTGTATCGCTGCAATTGCAAGGCTTCACGGCAAGCTTCCTCTTGAGCCGCACAGGTCAATTGAAGAAAGGTTGAATAGCATAGAACATGCTGTTCATGACATTTTAGATTTAGTAGAGGGCTTAGGGTGATGCTTGTACTTGCAAGAAAACGCGGTCAAGACATTCTGGTAGGTGACGATATCGTGGTTACTTGCCTAGGACGTGATAAATTCGGTGGTTACTTAATTGGGATTGATGCGCCTAGGGAGGTGAGCATTGCCCGTCGCGAAATAGCACACGAATTTGATGAGGCAGGAAATAGGTTGGGTGGTAAATAATGAAATACAGAATCATAACAAACGAATTAGAAAGTTACGCTATACAATACTGGGGAATTCCAAATCTTTGGATATCTCGCACGGGTAGACCTGCTGTTGATTGGTGGACATTGGAGTCATGCTGCACGCTGCGCAAAGCAAAGAAAAGATTAGAGTTGATAATAAAAAAGAATGAAGCTGAAGCGGAGATTATGGCTAAAGCGGGTCAGGTTGTTTATGAAGTGGAGAGCTTCACATGAAAGTTGACAAAGGTTTATTGATTGCGGGGTTAGCTTATGGCGTATCGGTACTGTTGCTTGTTGTATTGCTAAATCACAGTCTGCCGATAATATTCAAAGCTGGGCTAGAGTCTTTAAAGGATTCAGGCATTGTGGTTGTAGTGGGGCATAAGTGATGATTGACTACGACAAGCTAAAATTTGCGCAAGAGTTAACGAAAGAGTGGTGCGTCATACACAAGCACCCAGCCATGTGCGGCATTGTTTACACCCACAATGCCACATCTTACGAATTCAACAATTTAAGAATCGAAGGTGTGGGCTATGGGGAGGTAGCACATGGCTATATTCAAATAAGATATGAGGATATAGACACATTACTTACTCAGCTTAAGATAATGGTAGCGCGGGCTAATCCGAGTGTTGAAAAAGCAATGCGTGCTGCTGTAGAGCAGGACAGTAAGGGGTTGATAAATGATTGACTACCACAAGCTTAAAGAAGCAATCGAGCTCGCTAAAAAATTACCTGAGCTGTACTGCGTTGCGATAGAAGTGGGTGCAAGCGGTGTTATGTTTAGTATAGATATACTTGATGGAGCTCCTGATAGCTGCCTAATTTACGACGTAAGTTTAGACGATTTAATAACAAAGATTCGAAAGCTTACGGAACCTGATGCTAAGTACGCAAAAGGTGATGAGGTTTGGGTTGCCAATGAAGACCCACCGCACGAGGTTACTGTGTTCGAGCAGAGCTATATAAGTTATGAAGGTCGCCTAGCGTGGCACTATAGAGTTAGCGGTTACGTGCGCCACTGGATGCACGAAGACGAACTCTATCCATCACGTGAGGCCTTAATCAAGCACCAAATTGAACACTGGCACGGCCTATTATTTCCTGAGGATTGCGCACGTGCCGCCGATACGCAAAAAGAACCGGAAGAATGTGTTCATGAGAGCGATGGTTTTGCTTATGAATTAAATGATGATGTAAAGATACTTAATCGACTACGTCAAGGGTGGAACGGTTTCGTTGACCTCGTGCCGTGTCGTAATAAATGCAAAAAATGCGGGGAGTTTTATTTATGAATGAATTTACGAAGAAAGAGCTTAGAGAGTTATGGTACTTAACTCCGGCAAACCATTACCCGAGTCTTAAAGGCAAGCTCAAATCCCTACTAGATAACTATTGCGAATCTAAATCATCTTGCTGTTCCGTTCATGCCGGTACGAGTGAAGAATGCAATGACTTGGAAAACGTTCATTACACCCCATCAGAAGAATGCGAGCATGAGACTAGTGAAAAAATATGGGTTAACCCAATCACCTGCGCATGGTTTTTAGATAGTGACAAGCACTCATCGAGCCTAAATAGTTTTATTAGATGCAAAAAATGCGGTTTATTAATGAATAAGTTCGCGAATGAATGACTTCACGAAGGAAGAGCTTAGAGAGTTATGGTACTTAACTCCGGCAAACCATTACCCGAGTCTTAAAGGCAAGCTCAAATCCCTACTCGATAACTATTGCGAATCTAAATCATCTTGCTGTTCCGTTCATGCCGGTACGAGTGAAGAGTACGCACGTAAATGTGAGCACGAATGGTATGGAGGTGAGGCTTACGGTGAAAGTGCTGAACGTAACTGCAAAAAATGCGGGGAGTTTTACCGTAACTTACCTAAACAAGGAATGATATGGAATTCAATGTACACGTAAAATCAGAGCAGCTCTTACAAAAGATTGCTAACTCAATGCATGACCGCGGAGAAAAGAACGGTTTTTTTACAATTGCTGAGGTTCATGTAGTCGAGGCATTCTTGCATGAATTTGCATTGGAAGCATTCAAACAGGCAAGTGAATATTAAAAAGGGTGGGGGAAAGGGAAGCTAAACCCCCGCCAACACTGTAACACAGGAGTTTTGCAGATGAAATACGCTATAATTTTAGCATCATGCTTGGTATTAACGGCGTGCCAAGAGCAACCGCAACACGTTCGTACAATCACGAACGAAGATGGAAGCCGTACGGAGGTCGTGGAGCAACGTTCAAGTGGTGGTGGCATGTTAGAACACATGGCGGGTGCCGCGGTTGCTGGCGCTGCTGCTGGGAGTGCTGGTGCAGTTGCGCATCGAGTAACAGACCACGTGATTAACAAGCATCAAGACCGGAGAGCATCGAGGCAGTCAAGGCCTAGAACTTACAGTGCTAGGAGAAGGTAGCGGAAATAATTAGCAATGAATTTGTTGCGCCGTTTCACGTGTATTTTATTAAGGCAAAAACAATTGGATCACTCATGGTGTTTTCAGGTGGTCTTTTAGCAAAAACCTCAGTAATAGCGGGCTTTTGGAGTGAGATCAAGCAAGCGTTAATTACGAACACTAAGTACTGATACAAAACTCCATGGACTTAGAAATCTTTACGTCGCTAAAAGTCAAAAAGCCCACATGTGTTTGCCTTCTTTTGGCATAATTTAAAAAGTTTATTGTTTAGTTTGTATTTGTATGTAAAGATTAATCTTATCAAAACAAATACATTAAGGACAATGCTATGGATGATTTAATTATAATGCAAAAAAATGATATCTACACAACCACGCTTATTATTTCTGAAAATCTTGAAATGAAACATGAGCATATTATAAAAATACTAAAAAAATATGAGAATATTGAAATTCTTTCGAGATTGGAGATCCGAAAACTTGCAACCAAAGGTCGCGCAATTGTCAATTACTTGCTCACAGAAGAGCAGGCACTACTTCTCGTTAGCATGATGAGGAATACACCCAAGGTTATTGAGTTTAAAATAAAGCTTGTTCGTGCCTTCATTCATTACAGAAAGTTAGCATCTCAACTCCTGTCCCAAAAGCAAAATGTTGCTTGGATAGAGAAACGCCAAGATACCAAAGTAATGCGCCAAGAATGCACTGACGTTATCCAGGAGTTTGTTGCGTACGCCAAGGAACAAGGCAGTAAGTCTGCCGACCATTATTATTCCAATTTATCACGAATGGAGTTAAGCGGTTTATTTATCTTAGAGAAAAAATACCCGAATGCCCGTGATGTTATGTCTATGCGTCAGCTTAATTTGATTGAGATGGCAGACGAGGCCGTTGCTGTTTCTTTGCGCGAATCCATGGACAACGGCTTGCCGTACAAGGAATGCTATCAGGAGGCAAAGAAAAGGATTGAGCTTTTAGCTAAGATTATTCCTCGCTCACCATTGCCAGCACTACTTCGTGATTCCAAAGCAACTTGTGAGTTAGAAACAAAAGAGATTGAGGTATCTTGATCTGATTTACAGCTTAAAGTAGGATTGAGCCGGTTGGTATATTCAGTACCAACTAGCTCATGGGCGTAGCCCGAAAGACATATTTACCCGCATAACAAGTGCGGTAAATATTTTGATAATTAACGCATAAGGAGTGCGCTAAATATGAACATAGTCTACCAAGAAGTCAGACCACATGCAAGTTTTTATACTAATAAATTCGATATATTTCGTAGGATTTTCTTCGCCTACGATTTGAGGTATACCTGGACACTCACTTACGCCCTAAGGAAAGGGAATAAAACAAGAGGACACATGTGATGATAGTTTTACAGCCAAACGTATTTAAAAGCCTTCACAAGGTGATGAAAGAGTTAGACCAAACAGCAATGACGACCACTAAAAAGTTTGCCCACGTGCAAGGATTGCTCAAATTAATCTCAAGGAGTGATGTGTAATGAGTATTGATATGAAAACTAATTCATTCTGCATAAAGAGAGTAGACCCTCGGTATGTCACATTAAACGAGGACATCTTCATGTCATTGCCTGGCGACTGCCTGAAAGTTTACCTAGCGTTACGCTTTGAAGCGGATTATGCGATGGAGTACTCATCTGTGAAGAGGAATGTGCAGTTTTTAGCGAATAAATCATTAATTAGCGTCCGGCAAGTAAAGTACTGCTTAAAAAAACTAGAGGAGCAAGGGTTGATTATGAGGGAAAAAAACCCAGGCTACCAAACAACTTACTGGGTTGCTAAAAACTTAAACCATTTTGTTAAAGTTTCAGTAGTGCAGGAGGTGCACGGGGTAGTGCAGGAGGTGCACGGGGTAGTGCAGGAGGTGCACGACATAAACAATAACTCTTTCATTAATCATTCCAATAAAGAGATATGCACCTCCGTTCCGGAGACGCCTCCCTCAGCTGAAAATGGCAAGAAAGACAAACCCCAAGTAACCAGGGAAACGGCCTCATACATAGCAATATGGAATGAGTTAGCTATAGCGCATGGGCTAAAGCCAGTGGGGCAGGACAAGCGGCAGCTAAACGCTATTCACAAGTCACTTCAAGTAATTAAAAAAGAATGGGAGGTGAAATTAACGGAGCAGTCTTTCAGGGTATGGTTGACGCAAGGGGTAAACGCTAAACACTACCGGTTAAGTAAGTTCAAGCATCGTTTGGATATTTGCTTGAGGTGGGACGCATTTATTGAAATTTATACACTTGAAGGGATAGATTAAATTGAAAACAAGCAATGTTGAGAAGGAAAAAGCGGTCATTGGTGCGTTAGTACTTCATAACCTGAGAGAAATTCAGGGTTATGACGCGTATTTAATTTCTAAACTGAGGGATGAGTTCTTCACGCATAAACCGGTGAAGGAAATTTTTAAACTTGCATCATCTAACTTTAGCGCTGGCGTGGGTATTGATTACACTGACTACCTGGCTTCAGTTACCACTGAGGCCGCGCAGGTAATTCAGGAGGCATTGCTGGCTGATTTTATACCATCAACAAGCATAGACCGGTACATTAATGAGCTTAATCAGCTAGCAGTATTGCGGCCTAAAGTGCAGATGCTCGCGCAATCTATGCAGCAAGTTAATCAATCGGACAGCATCGAGAAGGGTTACGCAATTATACAGGAGCTTGCATCTAACCTGCTAGGTGACGAGATTAAGTCACCACATACACAGCACATATCAGAAATTGTGGACGAGGTTATGTCAAACGATGATGAGCCTGAATACTTCAAGACAAACTTGAAGGACTGGCCTCCATTCCCATCAAAGGGGATGATTACAATCGGTGGGCGCTCAGGGGTCGGTAAAACTTTAATGGGCTTGCACCTCATGGAAAATATACTGCAAGTAAAGCCAGGAACTCAGGCAATTTATTTTAATTTAGAGATGGATAAACGCGTTATGCTATCCAGGTATCAAAACATGATCCGACCTTTCAAGGGTTCGCTTAAAAAGACATTGCAAGAAGGTGGAGCAAGTGAGACTTTAAAACGTGATGTAACACTTGTTAGCAAGTCAGGGCTTGAATTAAGTGAAATACAAATGACGGCATCTTGTTGCGCTCTAAAAAAGCCTGTTTCGGTGATTGTGGTGGATTATGTCGGCCAGGTTAAGGATAAGGGTGGGGATGAGTATCAAGAGTTGGGGAGGATAGCCAAGGGCTTGTCGGGGCTGGCTTACAAACTGGGGTGCGTTGTTATTGCATTGCAGCAAGTAAAACGAAAGGATTCACAAAAAAAAGAGGGGGATACCACGCCACACACCTACGAAGCCGCCGGAACACTTGACTTTGAGCGTTCATCTGAATGGTGGTTAGGTATAGACCAGCCGCAAATGCATAGGCCAGATGAGCCAACAGTGAAAGATATTTTTGTGATTAAGAATCGAAAATCAAGGGGCGACACGGGATACTTTACTGTTTACCATGGGTTCAAAGATGCAAGGTTTTTTGAGATTGACCAGGAAAGCGCAGATATCGCGGTAAGGAATCGGATAGCTTCCGTTAAAGATTACAAAGATGCATACAAATAAAAGGGGCGCAGAAACTTTTTAATTTGTGATAAAATCGCCTAGGTGCTAGCATAACTAAAAATATTAGGGGTTAAATGATGGCTAAGTCAGAAATTAAAGCAGAACAACGCGCGCCAGTAGTCACAGAACGCACGCGTAAACCACGTGAAGGCTTTAAAAACCCAAACAGAGGCATTCCGGTGGCTAAAGGGTTAACGCTTCAAGACGTGCCTCGTGAGATGATTCAAGCGCATCTTCGAGCTAGTGAGCAGTTAGCAAAACAGCGCTTCAAAGAAAAATATAATGCTGGATTTGGTGGAAACGAATCTTTTTGAGGTGATTCATGGCTGATTTCAATGCGTGTGTAGATCACGTTTTAGCTAACGAAGGTGGTTATTCAGACAATCCGAAAGACAAAGGGGGATCCACTAATTTTGGTATCTCACTTAGATTTCTGAAGGAAGTTAACCCGAAAACATTAGCACGCAATGGAATTACCGGTGAGGTTACCAAGCAGACGATTAAAGATTTAACAAGAGAGCAGGCGGTTAGTTTTTATTATTCTGAGTTTTGGAATACGGCAAGATTTGATAAAATCATGAATGGGATTATCGCCAAATACGTTTTTGATATGGCGGTTAACCATGGCTTGCACCAAGCTACGTTAAACGCCCAGCGCGCTTGTTGTTCAGCACAAAAGAAGCTTGATTTTATTATGTGCGATGGCTTGCTAGGCACGAAAACCTTAGGAGCTATCAACCAAATTTCTTTTTCACTCATACCGCCTATGATTAGCGAGAGATCCGGCTTCATGCGCAGGATAGCAGCTAGAGACCCTACGCAATCGGTGTTTTTGGATGGCTGGTTAAAACGGGCGTATGATATTTAATCGCCTCGCGACTCCTTCCATTCCTCGGTTGCCTGTTCTTCTCTTACGTTGTTTTTGAGTTGTTCGGAAATTCCGTATAACTGGTCTAGCTCGTCCTCGTCCCCGTGGCATTCATTCGTTTGGTTCATTTTTTACCTCAAGCCATGCCGCCACATTTGCAGGATTTCCCCAGCAAGCTAACGGAATGTTGTTATAACAATGCTTTACAATTGCGTACATGTTAGCGATATTTTTATCATCTGCATGACCAAATGCATTTTTCAAGTCGTTGGATAAAACAGCGGTTAGAAACGAACCTGGTGGTATTTTGTCGTATACGTACCGGTTCAGGCTTTCTAGTGTATGGCCTGGCACTTGTTGCGATTGGTTGCTTTCGTGTAAAATCATTATGTCTTGTATGTTCATCTTAAACGCCCTCTATTGGTAGCCCGTGCTCTAATGCACGGATTAATTTTTTAGCACCTTTTATTATGTTTTCAGCTTCGTTTTGACTGATATAATCCCCGATTGAAGCCATGTTATCAGTGTCGTTAAGGTAATATTTTAAGCGTAAATAATAACAATCTTGATATTCTACCGCGTCACCCTCGAAAGATAACGCGGCGTGAAAGCTGTTTTTTAAGTCGAATACTTGCATAATTTTGGCTTTTTCCCACAGTTTTATGCGCCTACGCGCATTGGCATAATTGCCACTTCGATTTTTATATTATTGCCTTCACCGTCGTTTAGTTCAGCAAGCAAAACGTTACTTTCTTTTTTGCGTAGTTGCTCGATAGTCACAGGCCTAAGCTTTATTTTTAAATCCTTGCAAAAGGCATTTAATGCCGTGAATATTTTAGCCATGTAATTAATGTCGAAGGCGGCGCTCTCTGCTTCGTACACGTGGGGAACTTCTAGCACCCGGTCATAATTGGGATATCGCATTTCTTCAGCTTCACACAACAACGATCCCTCGTTGACTTTGCAAGCCTTAGCGATAGACTCCACTTTGATTAAGCTGAAATTAATATCGTCAAGGCTTAAAAGCTTGGAAGTGATTCTTATTAAAATGTGACCATTGGCCGACACTACCTCGCTTAAACCATCCTCAATATGATTGATTTTAACAACGCTACAAATGGCGCGGTGATCTTTTGAGTTACAGAATGTACTAGCTAATTTTAAAACTGCTAGTGATTTATTGATTGCCATGTTATGCCGCCTTAAGTTTGTTTTGTCTTACGCCTGCTCTATCGCTACCGTATACCGCGCGAATATCGTCCATAGTTTTACTACCGCGGCTGAATGACTTGTAATCGCTTGGACGGTAAAACCACATTTTCTTTTTAATAGCCCACTTGTAACCGGCTGTTTTCAAAACTTCACGGTGAGGCTTGGTATCGCCTGAAACCCACACCCACGCACCACATACCTCAACGTCTAAGCCTAGGCTAATGATTGCAGTGAGTGCTTCGAATAATTCGTGTCCGTACTCTATGCCCGTTTTTTCTGTGCCCGTGTGATCTTTGAGTACGGCGTAAGCTTCGTTTACTGCTTTCATCATCTCAAGCCCTGCCGGGTTGCGGTCAGGGTGATACGTTGAACAAGCTTTTCGATAAGCTGTTTTTGTAAGCTCCGGTGTTATGTCACCTGTGAGCCCTAGAATTTGGCACGCGTCCGTTGTTTTCATGTTATGTTTTCCGTTATGTTGTTGTGTTTATGCTTCGTTTTGCGCGACTCGCCACGCGTCGTATGCGCGTTCATGATTCGCATTAGCAGCACGATACCCGGCAAGCTCTTTAGCCGTTGCAGTTAGTCTCGTGACAAAATGAACATATGCATTTTGCTCTTCGCTGTACTCAAAAATGCTGCCGTTGTCGAACCTGTATGGCGGTGTGTATTTCATGTTATTCCCCTTAAATTGTTGTTAAATCTCTGTCCAATCACCGTCACCATCTTTAACGACCTGCACCAAGGAACCCTCATCATTAAAGTCCTGTGAGCCCCACGCTTCGGCACTCATCGAGTTGTAATCAGAAAGCCAGTTCTCTTCAGTGTCTACTGAGCCCGTGTGAATGTTCATCAGATAAATCATGTTTAACCCTCAAATTGTTATGTTATGTTATGTAATTAATATCAATCGATACGATATAAAACGCTTCTAATCTCGTATATTTCAGAGTCTAAATCACGGGCGTGAAGCAGCTCGCTAAGCATCTCTTTAACTAACCCAATAGCTTTAACAGTCAGTGAAGACGGATCAAGTGCATCATCTTTTGCATGAAGCATTACTAGCTTTTTTTCAGCAATAGCGATAGTGTCGCGTCTGCTTTGTTCATTTGTAACCGCCGCCAATCTTTCTAATATATCTTTCATTTTGTACCCCTGGTTTGTTTAGTTCGCTTAATTGCTAACTTGTATACATGATATCATTGCGTTATGTTCTTGTCAACACTTTGTAAAAAAATAATTAACTATATTATAGTAAAGTTGCGTTACTAACTAGATCCACTCGCTTTTTATGCGGTAAACTCAGGCAATGAATAATGTTTTTTATTTAACAGAGGAATATCATGGAAAATAAAGAGCCAGGTCTAGCGGGTAGGCCAACAACACTTACAGAAGAAATATCGGCGGCTATTATTAAAGACGTGTCCGAAACTTTATCGATTAATTTTGCGGCTGAAGCGCACGGAATTCCACGTTCTACCGTTGCTAGCTGGATGACTCACGGTTATGCAGATGCAGCAGAAGGAAAGGACACTTTGTTCTCAAGATTCTCAAAGGGCATAAAACAGGCACGCGCTGGATATGTACACGATGCAGTAAAAGATATCAGACACGGGGGCAGTGGGTGGCAAGGAACGGCGTGGCTTATGGAGCGATGCTGCGCTGAAGATTTTGGAAAAGATTCTGAACTTTATAAGCAATTATTGCAAGATTATAAAATGATGATGCAAACCATAATTGATCAAAAAGGAAACAGTGGTGCAGGACGATAAGCCTAAGAAAACACGGATGCTTTGGACAGAAGAAAGAAAACAGGCTAGAAAAGATATGTGCAGGAAGAGGCTACTTGATGCAGCCGAACACGTGCGCCTTAATCGTTTAAAGCAAGAAAAAGATAATGGGTAAACTATGACATTTGAAATAAACTACATTGAGTGGGATCAAGCTTGTCAGGCTGCCGGATGGGTTAAAATTGAGTCGGTAACAGATTGTAACCGACTGGTGAAATCGATTGGCTACGTCCTCAAGGAAACATTATCTAGCGTGACTATTGCGGCGAGCGTTTCGGGTGATTATTATTGTCAGCCGTTAACAATACCTAAATCATCTATTAAAAAACGTTCTATCACACGCGAGTCAATATCATGAAAATGGACAAAAATAATGAATACGCAATGACTGAGAAAAAGAAACCAGTTGTTAAAAAGGCAGCGACTAAAAAGAAAGTCGTTAAAAAATCAAAGTAAACTAGGGGAACACGACGTGGACGAAAAAGCTAAAAGATTTATGCTCGATACATTGAGAGCTAATTACATTGAATTCATGACTAAATGCGCAAATATTCCTGGCGCAATGGTTCAGAAACAACAGGCGTTCATGCGCTTTGATGAGGGTCATATGTGGATGCAGAACGCAATTGTTTCGTATGTTGATGAAGCGCCAGCCGAACAACCGCAAGCTGAAGTATTAACAACAATGGATAATGTCGAGATTGTTGACGAAACTCCGTACTTTGACACAACGCAACCTGTTGTAGAAGTACATGAAGGGTTTTAGGCAATAAAATAACAAGGCAAGCAGAGTAAACATGTCTAAGTATGTGAAACCAGCGCCGACAAGTACAGCTATGAAGGATGCTTTAACGCTTGCACTCAAAAAGCATAATGAAACTCATGGGTATAAAATGCTCAATAAAAAAGACTCAAAAGATAACAAAGAGGTTGTAAATGACTGAGAAAGTGAAGCGTGTGTTTGAAATGTCTGAGTTAGAGCGCGCGGTTATGCTGATGCTTTGGAGTGATATTCAGAAACTTCCTGAGTACGATTGTTTCAGGAAGTACGAGCGAGGCTTTAAGTTTGAAGAAAAAGACTACATCTATAAATGCCAATACCGTATTGATGACGGTCACTTGAGACTTAAGGAAGCCGCGATTGAATACGCTCAAGAAACTATTAACCTAATGCACTAGGATAATCATGAAAACCAAAGTTAAAAAAACATTAAGATTCTCGCTACATTTAATTAATGCATCAATCAAGCCACTTGTGTTCCTGTTCTTAATACAGCTCAATATATTCATGCTAAAGCCAGCAATCATATTTCTTGTACAGTGATACATTTTGTATGCTTCTATAATATCTCAGCAGGTATACAAGCAAAACTAGCTTTTAGCCAAGAGTTCAGACATTGCAACGTTATCACATATGATGGTGAAAGCTGGCTAGTCACTGAATTCGATGCATTCGGATATCAAATTCAAATGGTGGACGTTAGAAGTGGTGCTTCATTAATACGTGGCATGAAGCACGTGCCAAGTTTAACCGCGCTCATTGTCATAGATGTTGAAAAGAAAGCGCGTGTATGCTGGAAACCGTTTATGGTTAGAAGCTGCAACGAGCTAGCGCGGTATGTAACGGGTGCTAACATTGGATTTACATTTAACCCTAAACATCTTTACAATAAGCTAATAAAATATAATTGCAGGAACTACGATATTCTGCACGCTTGGAGGCGAAAAGATGGGCTTATTTGATGATGATGGTTCAGGCGACATAATCAAGCAACAACGCGATATGCAGATTGACCAGCAGTTTAGAGAGAATCAAGCAGAGCTAAAAGGCAAGAAAGATTCCCTATACGCTCAACGCTTAGATATCATTAAATCTTCAGGCGGTCAAAACTGGAATAATACAATTCCAACAGCATCAATCACTTCTCCTGACTTTCTAGGCGGTACAACACGCCGCAATAATGTCGGTAGGGATATTTTATGACTTCGCCACCAGAAAATTTTCACAAACTAAACGACCGATTTCAGGAGGCGAGAGCCTACAAGGACAGGTGGTTAGCACTGTACAAAGATTTGTATTTCTACGTTATCCCAGACCGTGACGCGTTCAATATTAAATTCAATTATACAGACGTAGGAAAGCCGGTTACTCAGCAAGTTTGGGACAATACCGCCATGCTTGCGGCGTATCAGCGCGCCAATGATTTACATGGTTTATTAATTCCAAAAGATCGCGTTTGGGGGCAATACAAACTAGACCCCCACATGTATGACGATATCGACATTCAAAAAGGCAAGGAAATACTGGATAAAGTTAATGAACGTATCATGTTTTATCTTAATGAGTCTAATCTTGCTCGCGTGGTGGGTTCTAGTAACCTGGATTTGGTTGGGGGTACGGGGGTTATTTGGATTGAATCTCCTAGTGATGACGTTCCTTTATATTTTCGCTCTATACCTGCCGTTGCTTTATACGCTGAATATTGTAATGACGACATCATCAAAAACTGCTGGTATGTAGCTAAAATGACAGGTCGGGCGGTACTTCAAAACTTTCCAGACTACTCAGGAACACACCGCGACCACTTGCTTCAAAATCCAAACGAAACCTACTCGGTAAACTATGGACAGATTGAAGTAGGACGTGAAGAGTATTATATTTACGCCGTGCTAGATGATGACCCCTTCCATGTTTTATGGGATAGATACAGCGACTATCGACAGATAATTGTTTACCGTGACCGTGTGCGCCCAGGTGAAGTCGAAGGCCGTGGCATTGGCTTGGATATGATGCCAACGATTAAAGATTTAAACCGCATCGTTGAGTACTCACGTAAGAACATGGCGTTCAAAGCTAACCCACCGATGTTCTATGATGCTGGAAGTTATTTTAATCCGTACTCAATCCGGCAATGGTCGGGAGCTATGATTGCTCGTCAACCGAATGGACGCAATCCGCTCGAAGCTTTACAGATGCCAGAATATCCCGATGTTTTCCAGCAAATTGTTCACATGCAAGAAGTGATACAAAAAGGGTTTATGGTTGACACGCTTGGCGAGATACAAACACCGGTAAAATCTGCTACTGAAGTTTCATTGCGTGAGAACAGAGCACAAAGAACAGCAAGCACAGACATAAGCCGTTTAATAAATGAGCTGCCGAAGCAAATCTTTGAAACTTGCTCGAAAATCTTAAACGGTCGCGGCTTACTGCTAAAACCGACAGAAATAATACCAAAATTTGACCCAGCAAAAATGAGGTTTGCGTTCCAATCACCATTGTTTGACCTGCAAAATCAATCAGACCTTAACAACCTTGTAACATCAATGCAGATTAAACAGCAATTCTTTGGACAAAGTGCGCCGATGGTTAGTACGGACATTTTCGAGGTTAACCGGTTTATCATGGACAAGTTAAACTTGCCTTCTAAACTATCGGTAAGCGATGACAAGTTAAAACAAACACTAGCCGAAGCAGCACAACAAGAACAACCGCCACAAGGTTCACCGCCGTCAACAATGGCTGCAAATGTAGACTTTCCACAGAATCCAGGGGTGGCAATATGACGGTAGTTAAATTTCCAGAAAAAGAAATGTCACTCGATGATATTCATGAATGCTCACTTGATATTGCCAGTAGTCTTGATAGGGCATTAGAACTTGCTATTCTGCTCGAAGGCCACTACATAAATGACGGCCTTGTAAGTTTTCAATTCAATCGGTTGATAAACGTTATTCAAGAATCATTCTATCAAGTTGAGGACATAATGGGGGTAACACGTGATTGAAGATTTATTAGACTCCAAGAAAATAAGCCCTAAAGAGTTTAAGCTTTACAAGTTATTTACAAGCGAACTTGGAAGTGAATGCTTAAAGGAGATGATTGAAGAACTTTTTTGGGAAGAACCGGACGAAACTTTAATGACTGCCGGTGTTCTTGGACTGTATGAGGGCAGGCGTTCGTATGCTCGAAGCATAAAATGTACCGTTGAAAAGGTTCAAGCTGAAATTAATAAACAATTAACACCTGGGGCAGGCAATGAGTGAAGATAACAATGAAGATGTAAAGCTGTACGCTGGCAAGTTTAAAACAATTGAAGAACTTGAGTCAGGCTATAACAACTCAGCCAAAGTGTTTCAGGAAAACGAAGATTTAAAACGTAAGTTTGAGGATATCGCAAGGGTTCCTAATGATTACGCTACACCTAGTGGCATTGAATTGCATGATAGCGACCTTGCAGATATTAAACGTACAGCCAAGGATAGTGGATTGACTCAAGTTCAATTTGATAAACTTGTCCATGCACAAAATCAATCTGTTAAAACAAAATACGAAAGCTTTGAAGCAGCTAAAAAAGATATTGGAGCAGATAGCTTAAACATGCTCCAAGACTTTATCGGAAAATCTTACCCTGAAAAAGCAGGCCAAGCGTTACTCAAGGAAGCGATTAAAAACAAAGAAGTTAGAGATGACATTCTTGAACAGCGCACCAAGTCTTTAAACTCGACCATTCCAGGAAGCAGCACGGTAAACGTATCTAATTACAGCGCCGTAAATCATGAGGATGTTCGTAAAGCCCGTGAGGTTATGATGGGCGCAAGAGGAAAGGCACGCGTTGAAGCTCAAGCACGTTATGTTTCCTTGAGCTCTCAGTTAGCCCACCGAGGGTAGCTTTGGTTTGACAAAAAAATAATAGAGTTCATACTGTGTGTATCTAATAAAAAAAGCCCCTAGGGAAACCTTTGGATATTAGGTCACACATAATATTGGCCGGAATGACCGCAACCCAATAGTTATTAATAAGCTCGATGTTTCAATAGAAACATTGTATTTGTTTTTACTATTAGGAGCCGCAATCATGGCAGACCAAATTGACTTAGCAACAGCGTCACAACTGTTTGACACCGAAGTAACCATTCGTTACCAGAATAAACAATACTTAGCG